GTTAAACCGTCCCCCGATTTAATAAAGTACGGATGCCTTTTGCAATCAGGGCAAGGTGTCAATTCTCTTAACTTTAATATATTTAACTCCGCCCTTGCGTTGTTTTGTAGGTGCTCCGATGCGTACTCTCTAATATCAATCATTTTTGTTTCTCCTATTGTTCGGCACTCATTTTTTCTTTTGCTCTTTTTATTGAAACATTTAAAAGATTTTTTTCTTCCCTTATTATGTCAGAAAACAAGGCAATATATTCGTGAATCTTGTCCCGCAATTCTAATTGTTGTTCAGTCGCCTCTTGCCAGTTGTTAACGCCACACTCTTTCCTTATTGTAAAAGCAAAGTATTGGACTGTCTCTTTAAATTTAGATTTATTGCTCATTGCCAGATAAAGCGCCCCTGTCATTTTTTTGTAAGAATCGCCGGAGGTGTTACGGAATTTTAACAATTCGTCATAAATCCATTTATAGACTTCAACTTTCAATTTCGGATTTATTGCCAGCGCCATATCGATAAACAAATACGGATGCACCCAAGTGGACGAACCACGACCACGACCAGATATTTTCGCCTTTTCGCCATCCCTCTCTAATTCTGTAATAAAATCAAGAGTTCCTTTCTGTCTCAGCCATTCGGACATTTTGAAAGAAGAGAGCCCATTTTGCGCTCTCCAAATATTGCCCTCCTTGACCAAATCGGTTGCGGAAAAAAAGCCAGTTTTACTGTTTTGTCTAATCTCTCCATTAAAAAATTTACGCTTCATAATTACTGCTGTTTTCATAAAAGCCCCTTTATTTGTATTTATTACGCTAATATAAAACAATATTAAATAAAAGTCAATTCTTTTTTTAGAAAAAAATACAACTTTTATTCCCTTTGAACCTTTGCTCATAAAACTGCTAAAGTCCTGCTCCTCTTTCTCCTATTATTCGGCACTCATTTTTTTCCAAAAAAAAACACTCTTTTTTTAGATGTTTTATTTTTCAATTTTTTCTACGTCAAAGATCGGAGACAAAGCGCCTTTAATGGACTGGTATTCTTTTCCCATATCAAGCATCGCCTTAATCATTCCCTCGGCATTTTCAACTTTCGCAAGTTGCTCTTTTGTCAAAGTGTCCCGAAAGTTCTCTTGTTTTACAAATTCAATTCCGCAAAGTTTGTAAGCCAATTTTGTGTAAGTTGAATAAGCGTGTCCGTGCATCCGTTCGTTTTCATTGCTGTCTTTAATTTTGTCGGTTAGTGTTTTCCTTGTTTCTATTCCAGCAAGCATTATTGCCTCAGTCCGTCTTGCGATCTTTTCGCATTTAATGAAGTATTTTCTGGCTTTACGTCCCTTTTCTGTTTTGGCAACCATAGATAATTCTTTTGCCATATCAAGAGAAAGAGTGTATTCCTTAGATGGTCGACCGCCTGAACTTTCGCTAAAAAATGTGCAAAAGTCCTCCCCCTCTTTAAAGCGATAATCTCTAATTGTATTCTTTATCCAGTCACGATACCTATGATGCACACCAAGAAACTCGTATAATTCTCTTGCGTCTACACCATCTTTTGTAACCTTTACTATTTCCATAAAAGCCTCCATATATTTTAACCTAAAATAACTTAGTCTTAGCAAAAGTCAAGAGCTTTTAAAAAAAATCTCTTTCTTATTTATTCGGCACTCATTTTTTCCAAAAAAAAACACAAAAAAACGACCTAAAACACTTAAAACCCTTGACAAGCTTTTACTTTGTTGTTATATTTATTGAGTAATCAGGAGTGATTAACAACAAACAAAGGAGTTTCAAAATGAGAAACTGCGGGGAGATTTTCGGAGCAGGCTATACTGACGCATCTGCCGAAAAAAGATTTATTGATTACATCAATGAGACAAACGACTCTTGTAGTGTGAAAATAAACAGAAGAACTGTTGATGATTATATTTCAGAAAATGAGTTTGAATCAATAGACGCCTTTGTGTTTGATAAACTTGCAAACATCGACGCTTTCTCAAAATATGAAGAAATAGAATAAACATAAAAATAAAGCCCCTTTCGGGGCTTATTTTTATATCGGCATTAGAAAAGTTTTATTTTTCTTCTTTTCTGAGTTTACCTCTCGCACTTCTTTTAATTGCCCGGACTCTATTAGCGTGTCGACAATATCGTTTCGTTCGAACGCTTTTAATTTTTGAGTCTTGCGGGTTAATTGTGTTTTAGTCATCTTTCCAGCACTCTTTATCATGTTTAAAATATTCTTTGTCTCTTTCTCTTGTTCGTTTTCGGCAAGATAATTTTCTGCAATATAAATCATTAAATCTGCGGAATATTTTGCGAGGGCAATTCCCAATCTCGCCTCTTTATCAGTTATAACAGGATTGTCGATATTATTGCTACCAGCAATTATTAAAGCCACTTGCTCCGCTATTTGAGCCGATCTATTATATAATGAATCGGGGCGACCGTCTGCCTTTAGTTTACGGCGTAACCCTAATATTTCATCCTCAAAGTCTTGAAATATTTCCTCAGCCAACCCAGTCTCCATAACAAGCTGCGGCTCCGGTGCTGAAAAATTACCTGTCTGATTTGCAAAATTTCCAACGCTTTTTACATTTTTCGGCTTCTCATTTATCCGGCGCAAGCTTTCCAAAAGTTCCGGTGAAGGCTTGTTGTTTCTTCTTTTCCTCTCTTTTCGGCTTAGTGGTTCGGGTAAATGGTCGTCAGTTTCGAAAACAATCATCCGGCTTAGAAAACCGTCTGTTAAATTTTCAATAGTCAAACCGCTGTAAAGTGTCGTAGAAGTGGTGGTTCCATAAAGACAGACATTCGGCTGATAAATGACTTGACTAGCCTCAGTATTTGCGTAGCTCTTTGTCTTGAACTGACTGCCTGCACTAGAATACAAGGTCAAAAGATTTGTTTGAATCGCTGCCAAATGAGCGTTGGCTTTACGTCCGGATGTCGATTGCAAGAAACTTCCTATCTCATCTAATAGTAAAAGTTGGTTAGGAAAATCGATCAGCGAGTTAATTAGACCGGCATCAGATGCAAGATTTTCTATCTGTAGAATGTCTCCGGCGCTTACGGCACTATGGAAAAAACAATTCCTTATTGCCTGTCTTGCATTATCTTTCCCAGACCCCGAATCACCAACGACCAGAGAGTAAAGGTTTGTTCTTATTCTGCCTTTGTCAGATGCTATTTTTTGACCAAATAACGAGCCGACAGCCGTTAAGGCACCCGCAAAACTGAAAATAGGCTGCGGGACTATCGCTGTTTGGTTGATATGATGCATAAAATCGCCAATAACACCGCCAATTTCGAGCAATTCTTGCGGAAATGTTGGTTTATTGTCGGAAATTGCAATTTCAATGTCGGTGTCGACATTCCCTACAATTTCGACTTCAGGCGCCTGTAAAGTCTCAAGAGGCGACTCCCAACCGTTACGCTTGGCAATATAGAACAAAGTATTAATCTCAATATTTGACGGCTTAAATCCACGCCAAATTTTGCCCGGCTCCCCCGGAAGATATTTTTCGCTTTTTTGACTCCATTCGTCCCATAAGCCGAACGCCTGCGCCGCATTAGTTGAGCGTAGCGCCATTCCGACTTTTACCCAGTCGTCCCGATTGTCTGAGTCAATAAAATTTAATGCCGAACGGATCTCAAGAAAAGCATTTTTCGGCATCTTTACTTTTTCGGATAGATTATTGTCTTGACCAGACAAGGCAAGTTCGTTCTTTTTTTCTTTAAAATCTACAACCCATTGTGGCAACTCAGGAATGTGTTTATAAAAATCTTCAATCTCAATTTCACTATCATAAACTACATAGTCTATATTATCTGGAAAAATCGCGTATTGACCGGTTGCCCTGACGTCTATGGAAAGGTTTTTTCCAAAAAATCGAGTCCCACCGCTGAAACTTTCCGGCGCTCTAAAATATAGATGACGCCCACCCGATGGCGTTTCAACTTGAAAACCGTCAAGGTCGATAGATCCTAAAAGTTGCAGTTCAATTAAAAAGTCGTCAACCGTTCTAATATCGCCATCTTTGTTTATATCCACGTCTATTACAACAACGTTGTGATTGTGTTTGCCTCCCGCAAAACCTATTCTACAATCATTGCCTTCAAAATAGTTTTCAAGCGCCGTACGGTCGCTTGTAGCGTCATAGAAGCCTCTTTGCGTTGCAGGAGCCTTGTCGCCTTCTTCTTTCGTTTTTCGCCTCTTACAAGGGAAGAATTTAAAACCCTTTTCCGCAAGTTTATAAATGTAATCTCTTTCCAATTTCCAAGCACTCCTTTTGTTTTGTTATCTCTCTACAACGTCCGAAGCATAAACCTTTAAATTACCCCAGCAAGCCTTTCCTTTTGGATAGAAATATTCTCCCAAAATCTTACTTTTATGGATTTTTTCTTCTCTTATTCCCACGCCGCACCAAAACCTGACGACGTTTTTTAGGCGTACTTCTAGGAAGATAACTTCTTTATGACCGCCCCTTTTTAGGTAGAAATAGCGCCCAAACGACTCAAATTTTTTTTCTTTTCCCATTTTTTCGCTCCTTTTTTTAGCACTTGGTAGCGCTTTTCGTGTCTTTTTTATATTTTTTCCAAAAAACCTTGTCAAGAAATTTATCGAAATTAGCGGATGCAAAAATTGATTTTTTAGAATTTCTTGATTTTTTAGAATTTTTAAGCCTAAATCCTTTAAAAATTATTTAAAAATTCTAAAAATTATTAAAAACTCAATGAATTTCTAAATTCCCTGTTTTGAGCCAAAAAGGGCTAAAATGGACTGTTTTACGTACAAATTAGAACCAAATATACTATAAATATATATAATATATATATATATTATATATTATTACTACTTCTTTACCTCTTTTCAGAGAGAGGAATTAAGAAATTCTAAAAATTATTAAATTATAGGGGTACCCTTTTTTTAGGTCGTTTTTAGGCTGATTTCGGCATATACACATATAATTTAATAATTTCTAGAATTTTTAGAATTTTTAGAATTTCTTAAAAAAGATCAGAAAATATAAAAAAAACTTGACAAAGTTTCAGTGATGGTCTTAACTCTGTCTTGTAACTCTCTTTTTGATTTTTTGTTGTTTTCCGCTACTTTTGATTTTTAGCACCTTTTGACGAATGATTGCTGGGGTTACTCCTCCCCGGCAATTAGAAATTATTTATTTATTTATTTATATCCGGAGTGAGAGAGTTTTAAAATATAGGAGTTTGATTTTGAAAAAAAAATTGCTTGAGTTTTTGAAAAAAGGATCGGTCGAGATTTTCGGGAAAAAGATTGTAGTTGAGTCGTTCGGCAAGAAAGAGCTTCCAAGCTCGATGGGAGAAGCCGACATAAAAGCGGGTAAAGTTTGGCTGTCTGAGGAATTGCCAGAGGATACCAAAGCGGAAACATTGATGCACGAAATGATTCACATTATTAGCGCAGACTTAAATCTTAGTCTTACAGAGCAACAGGTCGCTGGATTGTCGGTTGCCTTGTATTCAATTTTTAAATAGGGGGTTGGCGATTTGGCAGAAAAGGGAATTTCTAAAAAATGTTTTAATAAACTTTCTGCCAAAGATCAAGAGTTTTTTATTGCCTATTTGGAGCTGGGTTGTAATGCCAGAAAAACTTATATGCGTTTGAACCCAAACGCAACGGCGGCAACGGCAGGAGTCAAAGGTTGTCTCAAGATAAATAAGGATAATATGCAAGCCGCACTGACCGAACATTATGCAAATGAGTGGGCAAGAAGAGAGGATCGGATTCACGAAGTCTTTGATAAAATCGTCCGAACAGCTAACGCTGATATTAATTCTGTTCTTGACGTTAGTGAGGATGGAAGAGTACAAGTTAAGAACTTTACCGATGTCGACACGACCAGCATTAAAAAAATAACTCAAAGCTATAAAGACGCTACCGACTCAAGCTCTGAACAATGTACAACTTCGCTTGAAATGTACGACAAACAAAAAGCGCAAGATCAGCTCATTAAAATCCTAGGGATGATAACCGACAAAGTTGACGTTAACCAGAGCGGAGATGTGACCTTGAAATTAAATGTAAATAATGCCGGATCAGGAGAGCGGTAGCCTTAACTTATCATTCCCTGATAAGTTTATCCCCGCAATAACAGACTATAAAAGTCGCTATTTGGTTTTTCACGGCGGGCGTGGTGGGGGTAAATCTCACTCAGTTGCCCGGATACTAATTTTACGAGCCTTGGAAAGTCCTTGCCTTATCTTATGCGCCAGGGAATTCCAAAACAGTATAAACGATTCTGTTCTCTCTCTCCTCTCAAATATTATTGATGATATTGGACTTTCACGATACTTCACAATCACAAAGAACGAAATTAGAGCCGTCAACGGTTCAACTTTTAAATTTAAAGGCTTATCAAGAAACCAAAAATCAATCAAATCATTTGAGGGCGCAGACTATTGCTGGATAGAAGAAGCCGACTCGGTTAGTGTGGATAGCTGGGACTATCTTATTCCGACAATACGAAAAGAGGGCAGCCAAATCTTCATTGTCTTTAATCCTGACAACGCTAAAGATTATGCTTATTCAAGGTTTGTAGCAAAGAGCCGAAAAGATGCGAACGTAGTTGACGTTCAATATTGGGATAATCCTTTTTTTCCCGATACGCTCAGAAAGGAAATGGAATATTGCAGAGTTCATAATCCGGACGACTACGCTCATATATGGGAAGGCAAGCCACGCAAGATTTCACACGCTCTGATCTTTAAAGGGAAATTTATTGTTGAAGAGTTCAGACGACAAAAAGAGCCGTTATATTTTGGGGCTGACTGGGGATTCGCCAAAGACCCAACAACGCTCAACCGCTGCTTTATCCGCAAAAATTGTTTATATTTGGATTACGAGGTCAATCGGGTTGGGCTTGAGATTGATGAAACGCCCGCAGTATTTGCAGAGATTCCAGACTCTAAGCGCTGGTCTATTGTTGGTGATAGTGCTAGACCAGAAACAATTAGCCATATACGCCGGAACGGATTTCCTAAAATGACCAGATCAGTTAAGGGCAAGAACTCCGTGAAAGAGGGCGTTGAGTTTATGAAGTCTTTTGATAAGATAATAATCCATCCTCGATGCAAAAATACGATTGAAGAATTTGAAAATTATTCTTACAAAATCGACAAAACAACAGGCGAAATATTGCCGATAATTTTAGACAAATTTAACCATCATATTGACGCTATTCGTTACGCACTCGAAAAACGCCGGAGAGTTGCTAAGGCTGGAAGTGTAAGCGCTAGACGTTTGGGGCTTTAAAATAACTTGACAAAATAGTTGAGTGGTGGATAGTTAGATAAAATAAATATTCCTGAGTCACACTTTGGGATTCAGAAAAGGAGAAAAAAATGAGCAAGGAAATAACAATAAATAACGGAATTGAAGCGTTTGTAAGGGAAAATTTAGAAACAATAATGAAGTGTAATACTTGCGAGAAAGAAAAGTCTACTAAAGATGTTTTTATTGCCGCAGGTGCAGAATTGCTTTTTTGCGAACACTGCGGAGGAATTATGATTCCAGACAGAGACAACGCTGGAAGCTTGACTTTTCGGTTCGTATTAGAATCTGCTTTAGTTTCCAGAAAAAAAGAAGAACCGAAAAAAGTTTTTCTATATTTAGCTACGTTCAGAGATATGGTGAAAATAGGCGTAAGCACTGTTCCAGAGGAACGGAAAAAGCAATTTACTTTTAAAGTATCAGACTTTAAGGTTTTCGAAGTAGAGGACGCTTTTAAGCTGGAAAGAGAAATGCATTTAAAGTTTAAAGACAATCAGATAAGCAAAGAGCTTTTTAATATAGACATATTACAAGACGCTATTTCTTACGCTGAACAAAAAAGTATAAAATAATTACAGCCAACTGGGGGATAAAATAAATGCTAACAGCTGAACAGATAAAAAAACTCATAAGCAGGAACGATCAGAGGCAGCTTAATTATGCCAGATTAAGAAAATACTTTTCCGGCGACAACCCGACAATTTTAGATCGTGCAACGCAAGAAAACCCAGACAACAGAATTCCTGTTCCGTTTATCCGTAAAGCATTACACACGTTGACAGGATACTTGGCAAAGCCGGGATCAATTACTTTCTCCGCAGGGGAAGAGTCGGCAAGTGAAAAGTTAAACGACATTTTTAAAAAGAACGATGCTGACTTAGAGACCAATTCCGAACTATTCGAGGCAATGGGGCTTGGCGAGAGTTTTGAGCTACATTACTTTGATGAGTTCCCGCAGTTTGCACAGATCAGAGCCGAAGAGGGGATTGCCGTTTATGATTCAAGTTTAAAGCCTGTTATGACCGACTTTGTTTACTACTACAAAACAATCGACACTAATACAGACAAGACGTTTTATAATGTTTTTGTTTATGATACAAGCGGGATAAATATTTATCAAAGCGCTAACGGTTGGGCAGAGGGGACACCAGAGGAAGTTGTTCACAGCTATAAAGCAGTTCCGGTTGTTCATTATCGTGTGAATGATAGCGGGGCAAATATCTTTTCACACGTTACAAAATTGGTCGACCAGTATGACAAGATTATTAGTGAGGACGTGGCAAACGAGCTTGAAAGGTTTGCAAATGCTTATTTGAAGCTATCAAGAACGATAAGCACTGAACCTGATGAGGACGGCAATAGCGATTTAGACAAGATTAAAGAATTGCGAGTGTTTGATGGTCTAGAGAAAGAGGATATTGTTGAATTTCTGACAAAGACCATCCAAACAGATTTTATTGAGTTCTCAGCAAAACAGATTGAGCGCCTTATTTATGAGATGTTGCACGTTGTTAACTTTAACGACAAAGACACTTTTTCCGCAACGTCCGGTTATGCGCTCAGGCTTATGATGCTTGATATGGAGTTTGCGGCAAGTGTTTACGAGAGCTTTTTCACAAAAGGACTTAAGAAAAGAATTGAGCTTGTAAGAACAGTAAGCGCAACCGTCTCCTCTTTATCTTTTGGCGATTCTGATATTGCGGTTAGTTGGTCAAGAAACTTGCCCGGCAATGAAACAGAGGAAATAGACAATGTTCTTAAGATGTATCAATCAGGACTGATAAGCGAAGAAAAAGCCCTTAACCTATTGCCAGGAATGTACCAGATCAATCCTGCAACTGAGCTTGAAAAGACCGAAGAAGAGACGCAAGTCAAGATTGATAACGAGCCGATAATAAATGAGTAGCGAGTTTTTAGAGGCGGAGCGCCGGGCGAGGAAATTTCAGAAAGAGCTTTTGGCAGTTTACAAAAAAGCCCAGAAAGAGATAAACGCCCGGATACTACAATATAGAGCGGACGACAAAAAGAACTTCGGTTTGAAACGTCCGTCAGCTATTAGAAACGAGCGACTTCGGCAACAAGAGCAACTACTATTGCAGGTTAAGAAGTCAGCTCTTGACATTAGAATTAAAATGAATAGCGGATTGAGTAAAAACATAAAGGCAACGATTGAGAATGCTTTTTACAGGGTAGCCTATAAGGTCGACCAATTCGTTATTAAATTGAAGGGTGGCACGGCTGGTTTTGCCTTGCTACCAGATAAAGTTGTTGAAGCGGCACTGAGTGAAGAGGTTGCGGGACACACTTTTAAAGATCGAACGCTACAACAGCAAAGAGAATTGCAATATAGAGTAAGAACTGCAACGTCTCAAGCGATTGCCGAGGGAATAGGAGAGAAAGAGTTTTATAATAGACTACTGAGTGTTGACAAAGCCTATATGACTGGAAGTGCAAGGGCGCAAGCCACCGCACGGACTGAGATCTTGAGGGCTTATTCAATCGGTCAAGATCAGGCAACGCAAGATGCCGAAGCGCTAGGCGTTAAAGGTTCAACTATTTGGAACGCTTCCCTTGACGACAGAACGAGATCAAGCCACAGGCAGATGGACGGTGTAAAGCGGAATAAAGATGGTTTTTTTACGCTGCCAAACGGCGAAAAGGCGAGGTATCCGAGAGACCCTAATCTATCTGCTGGGCAAAGCATAAATTGTCGATGTGAGGCGATGTTTTTAGTTAACGACATAAAGCCGACAAAACGCTTTTCAAGATTGACTGAAGAGGAAGGCAAAGCTATGGACGAAAAGGAAGTTGGAAAGACAAAGGCTTATGAGAATTGGAAGAAAGGAGCTTAAAAAATGAAGTTAATTAACGGCGATTGCCTAGAAGAAATGGATAAATTGATTGAAAAGGGGATAAAGGTAGATGCAATAATAACAGATCCCCCTTATGGAACGACCGCTTGTAAATGGGATAGCATTATTCCGTTTGATGAAATGTGGGAAAGATTGAATAAATTGATTAAAACAAATGGGGCGATTGTTTTGTTTGGGAGCGAGCCTTTTTCGAGTGCTTTACGGATGAGCAATATTAAGAATTATAAATATGACTGGGTTTGGGAGAAAATAAGACCATCTAATCCAATGTTAGCGAAAAAACAACCACTCAGATACCACGAACTTGTGAGCGTTTTTTATGAGAAACAATGCCTGTATAGTCCACAAAAAACTAAGGGGACAAAAAATCACAATAGCGGGAAAAATGGGGGAAAACATTTTAACCAAATAACTCAAACAGAAAGCATTTATCCCAAGAATACAGATAATTTAAAATATCCAAAAACAATACAGAAATTTCCTAGCGATAAAGGAGGCTTTCATCCTACACAAAAACCAGTAGCACTTATGGAATATTTAATCCGCACGTATACAAATGAAAATGAATTGGTTTTGGATTTTACAGCAGGTTCTTTTTCGACTGGTGTAGCTTGTGTAAATTTGAATAGACATTTTATTGGAATTGAGCAAGAAAAGAATTATTTTGAGATAGGAAAAAAGAGAATCAAGGAAGCAACCAATAGAATTACTGAACAAAAAACAAAAAAATAATTAAAAAACCTTGACAATCTAATTTTTATTATTAAGGTGGATAATAAAACTTTACCGGACTATTTGTGTACGGATAGAGGGGAGAAAATAAACGATGATTTTAGAAGAACTTTATAGTTTAATACCAGCGGAAAAACTTACAGAAGTAAAAGAGCTTTTAGAGGAGCATAGGAAAGTAACTCCGGAAACTCTCAAAGACTTTTTAGCAATTAGCGAAAACGAAAAATATATTGCACCAATTATTGACAGGAACGTAACAAGGGGCATATCGTCTTATCAAGAAAACTTTGATAGGGATAAACTGCCGGGAATTATCGAAGCTGAAATAAAAAAAAGATTTCCGGACGCTGACCCGAAAGATACGGCGCTTGCAGAAATGCAGTCAAAAATTGACAAAATGCAAAAGGACGGCGAACGCAAGGAACTTATGAATTTAGTTCTAAAAGAGACAAGTGGTAAACTGTACAGCGGTTTTCCTGTAGCGTCTCTGATCGGCGGAAACGAAGAAGAAACAAAAGGCAATATTGAATCTGCCTTAAAATCTTTTTCTGAATATTTCAAGCCGTTCGAAGAGCTGAAAGCAAAAGCAGAACTAAAAACGCCAGCACCGGGCAAGAATCTAAAAGCGCCGGAAAAGTCGTTTGCAGAAATGAGTCTTACAGAGCGAACCGAATTATACAAAACCAATCCGGACGCTTATAATAATTTAAAGGGATAAAACAATGGCAGAAACAAGAATAACAGATGTAGTAGTTCCTGAGGTTTTCGCTCCATATATTCAAGAGCAAAGTATTTTAAAGAACGCCTTTATTCAAGCGGGTGTTTTGGTTAGATCGTCCGCTATTGATAGTCTAATCGCAGGCGGTGGAGAGACTTTCAATATTCCATTTTTCAAAGAGTTGTCTGGCGATTCCGAGGTTCCGTCCGAGACCGTTGCAGTTACGATAAACAATATCACGACAGGCAAGCAGATTGGACGGCGACAATTTAGAGCAAAGAGTTGGGGGTCGAACGATTTAGCCGCTGCACTTGCAGGATCAGATCCTATCGCAGCAATCGGGAACCAAGTGTCGACTTTCTGGGCGGCTGATCTACAAAAGAACGTTGTAAACTCTATCAAAGGCGTTATTGCTGATAACGTGGCAAACGACTCTGGGGACTTAGTTGTTGATATTGCGATTGAAGATGGAGACTCTGCAACCTCAGCAAATAAGTTTTCGACTGCCGAAGCTCACAACGCACTTTTCAAAATGGGTGATAAGTTCGATAAATTTGCAGCTCTTTGTGTTCATTCAGTTGTTTACCATCAGATGGTCGACAATAATATGATTGATTACTCTCCGGATTCTGAACAGAAATTCACTATCCCAATGTTTCAGGGGTTGAGAGTCATTGTAGACGATAACGTGCCAGTTGTAGCGGGTGGAACTTCGGGATACAAATATTATTCTATATTTTTTGAGTCCGGAGCTTTTACTTATGGCGAAAACAACGCCTCTATTATACCAGTAGAAACTGACAGAATCAAAGACAAGGGAATGGGTATTGATGTCTTGCACACTCGAAAGCAATTTGTAGTTCATCCAAACGGATTTGCTTGGCAAGAGGATTCCGTAGCCGGTGTTTCTCCGACTTTTGCAGAGCTTGCGACAGCTTCAAACTGGGACCGAACTTTTGAGAAGAAAAATATCGGTATGACTGTTCTGATTACTAACGGTTAAGAATTTACGAGAGGGGCTTTTTAGCCTCTCTATTTTTTTTAAAAGGAATAATATAAATGCTACAATTTAAGCCAAACCCTCAAAGGTCAATTAAGATTTTAGAAAAAAGAGTTGAAGATCTTGAAAAAACAGTTACCGTCTTATTGCAAAAAGAGGCAGTCAATAGGTCAATTAAAAAAACCAAAACGGTTAAAAAATAAATGGCAAATTACGATTCGGAACACACAGGATCAGAGATTGATAAAGCCGTTTCAGATGTCCAAACCATAAACGGTTTGGCGGCTGGAAAAGTTCCAGTTGCGTCTGGTGATAGTCTTGCCGACTCTCCTATTGACATTCAAGCGGAAGAGATTGTGTTTGAGCGTAAAATATACGCTCCGGAGATAAGAACAAATTCCGGAACCTTCAACCTTGATGATGCGGTTGGAATTAAATCCAACTCACACTCATTAAGCCTTGTCGACCACGCCAGAAGTCAAAAGGCAAATGTGATTGCATCGCCTTATACTGATAGTTACGGTTCTGGCGACATTGAACACTTCGAACTTTCCGCAGTTGCTACTATTCCTGTCTGGACTGACCAATCTGAAGTATCCGGCAACTTTTGTGGCTCATTCGCTGTACCTATTGGCGTAGAGAGGGACGGTGTTTTCTTTTGTGGCGTTGTTCTTACAAGTTCAGCAGTAGGCAAGGGAAATTTCTCTATAAAGTACGGCGACACTTCGGGAGTAACTATTGTCTCTGAATTTGAATTTGACGCTGTAATAGGCGATAATGTCCTTGAGTTTCCAAACCC